CAAATATGTTTGCTGATATTAAAGATATTAGTAATCTAAATGAAGCTTGGTTTATAAAGCCCACAGATCATACCATTATGTACCGCGGTTCAATGAGACACATACCTTATACCCATATACCTATAGTAGATACTAACAACCCTCTATATAATTTAAATCAAAACTTTATAGAATTCAATGTTATCTCACTAAAAGGTGTATCAGATGTATTTGCTCTCGGAGACTGTGGTTTACCATTGGTCGCAAAAGTCAACAACGAATACAAATCATTGCTTTACACAACGGATTAAGTGCATCACAAGTTACATGGTTTACAACAATTACTGAAGCTGACATAAGCAAAATCGGAACACCTGCCATCTCGAATAATTACACGCCAGAATTTGAAACAACACTAACGCCAATAAAACATCCTTTAGCAGGAATACCATTCCAAGTAGATAAATTTACAGCAGAAAAATTAAATTCACCTTCAAAAGCTTCCTATTTCAACAATCCAGTCAATAAATTGCACGTTTTAGGTTATTATCCTGAATTAAAATTCCATAATAATTATCGTCATAAGAAATTATATAGTCCATTGCCAGAAAAATATTTAGAATGTATGACAGCACCAGCACCTCTGAATCCAGAGGATGTCACTGATAGAAGTAAACTCAAAGTAGATCTTCGAGGAGTGTATGATCCATTATATACTCAAGCATGTAAATATGCAGAAAAGACTGAACAGTATGGCAAGTGGGATGCAGACATAAAAGATTGGACTTTACATCTAATAAAACAATACTATGAAGTTAATTATTCTGATCACGCTTATAAGATTCTTAAACCACATGAAATTTTAAATCAATGGAATTTAATTAAAGGATTAGACATGACAACATCTGCAGGACCAAAAATGAAAATGCTAGGAGTACCTTCTAAAAGACCACCACAAAATCCGGACATATTGTTCGTAAATGCAAATAAGAATCGTCTTAATGCTCCACCATTCTACCATTTTAGCAAAACTAAAGAAGGAAATATATTGAAGCAAGATTACAATTATTATATGCGTTCAGTAAAGGAAGGTATACCACCACTCATGGTTTGCCAAGACTGTAAGAAAGTAGAACTTCTACCAAAAGAGAAAGCAACATACAAACTGCGATTATTCAATTCAGTTGATTTATCCATCAATATGGTTCTAAAAAGTTACTTCGGACATTATCTCAACGAAATCATAGCAAAGAAAGACGAATGTATTTACGTAATAGGTCAAAATCCTTACGCTGATGCCACTACCCACATGAGAACCTTTAATAGTATCCAAGGTTACTTCCAAAACGCCGATTTTTCAGCCCTCGATAAAAGCATTCCTCGTGAACTTATACAATGGTTCATAGAATGTTTATTTAGAGACGACATAACCAAAGCTGAAAAAGATGCTCTATACCATATGTTAACTTTTAGTTTTCACAATATGGATGGACATCTCTATGGAGTAACAGGAGGAAACGAATCTGG